GACGCGCCCGTAGAGTTGCGGGCCGATCTCGCCCTTGCTGAAATTGTTGAGCCCGTGCCGGAACATCAGGAGTAACCTCCGCTATACCAGCCGCGCGGCGCCGGAGGCAGTCCGGCGCGCACCATCGCCTCCTCGCTCGCCACCGTGTCATAGCGATCCGGCGAGTTGTTGCGATCATCGGCGACGGCGCGTTGCCGCGCCACCTCCGCCATGCTGATCAATTCGCGCTGGCGAGAGGAACTCTTGATCACGGGCATGCAGATCCGCGCGGCCAACTCCAACTCCAGCGCCCGGCCGAACAGTGACGACATGCGCCCGAGATCCGGCTCCGCCGTCACGAACTCGACCACAGCTTGCGGCTCATGGGTGTAGATCTTGCCGTTGGCCACGACGTAGCGAACGCCGACGTTTTCGGGGAAATAGCCCCAATCGAGGGGGAACAGCCGTTGACCGGGCAGAAGCGTCACCGACGTTGGATCCAGCGCAGCGCGATAGGGCAGGACGCGCAGCAGGGACGCGGCGCCGGAGGGCTCCGCGTAGGCGTGCGACCATTCATAATCCCGATCGTTCGACGTCGGAGCAAGCGGCTGGCGGCGGATAGCCGCCTCATACTCCCAATCGGAGAGCAGATCCGAAATGCAATTCTGAAAATGCCGCTTGCAGGCCCGCGCGCCCACGCTGTCCGCATCATCGATCGATTGAATGTTCTCCGCTGGCAACTCATCCAGAGCAGCGTTGCAGATCGATACCTTGTCGCGCGCCATGATCGTCTCCCAAAGCGGTGCAACTTATGACAGCAACGTGAGACAAAGAAAAGCGGGCCGCGGCTACCCAGACCGCGACCCGCTCCGAATACCCCTTGCGGGGGAACCGTTAGTTGGAACCGCGACGGCGCGCGGGCTCCGCCGCAGGCGTCGAAACAGGGGTTTCAGCCGCAGGCGGCGGGGGCGGAGCGCCAGCCGGATCCGCAGGCGGCGGGATATCGGCGGGATCCGCGCCGCCCGTCAGATCCTCGCCAGTGGCGGGCGGGATCGGCATGATCGGCGGGGGCGGCTTGTCGCCAGCCAGAGCGGCCTTGAGGAGATCCTCGCCCTCATCCGTGACGGGCATGCCCTTTTCGTCGACCTCGATCGCGCTGGACGGCGGAGGCTGGGGAATGCCGTCGACATAGCCGAGATCATCCTGAGTGATGATCGAGCCCTCCGCCAGGAGCGTGCTGGCGATGAAGGCGGGGGAGGTAAGAAGGAAACGACGCATGGGTAAGATCCTTGTGCTGGAGTGACACAGGCGGGGCTCGCCACATGCAAGCCCCGCCCTTGATCAGCCGCCGTTAGTAGGCGGAGGCGTTATCCCCGCGGCGATAGTTGCGCTGGAAGTCGCTGCCGATTTGCAGCGCGCAGGTGAACTGACCCGCCGTGAGCGGGCCAGTGGCCACGACATAGCGGCCCATGATGAAACGCCGCGTATTGTCCGGCACATCCATATCGAGCGCCACCGTGCCGAGCGGGAGCGATGCGATGGCGCGCGCGCCCGTCGATCCGCGGATCGTGAAGTTGGTGCCCGCAGCGTCATCCGCCTCGCCAATCTGGAAATCGACGGTTGCGGCGCCCGCCGCCGTCGGAGCCACATCGACGGAGAACACCGCGCGAAGGGGAAAGTGGCCGCGCGCGATGTTGCGCCCGCCCGAGACGTTGCCCGTGTCATACTGATCGACCGTGAAGGCGGTAGCCGTGACCGCCTGGTTATCGGAGAGCAGCGTTTGCCGATCCAAAAGTGCCATATCGAAACCCTTTCCTAGAAGAACGCCAGATCCTAGCCGCGGGCTGGCGCTGCCTGAATATCAGGCGTTAGATGACGCGCGCCTCCGCAAGGAGAAGCTGATCGACCTCGCGCACCGGAATGCCGAGGAAGGTCAGAACCTCCATGCCCTCGACCTCGCGGAGCGAGAGCGAGAGGTTCGTCTTGTTGACGGCCTGGATATGCAGCGCCGTCTTGATCGTGCTGTTCACATACCAGGCAGGGCGACCGAACCCGTTGGGGCCGCTGTTCTTGCGGAGCATCGCGGGGATCTTGTAGTAGGCGACGATCATCAGGCGGATGAGATCCGCCGCGCTGATGTTGCCCGCAACGAGATCCGAGACGTCGATGTTGCAGATGCGCGAGACGGCACGGTAATCGCGCACCACAAGGCCGCAATTCCAGCGGAAGTGATCGCGATAGCCCATGAAGTTGCGGCCATTGGCATCGGCCAGAACGTCGCCGACCATGTAGCCATCTTCGGCGGCCAGCTTGTTCATGGTGACGTCATTGTGATGGAGCCCGCCCGTGGTGCCCTTCGGATACATGCCGAACACCGACGGCCCCCAGCCGACCAGCCAGATCGAGGTATTGTCCGAACCCGTGCCGCCCGCGTTGACAAGCTGGCGGCCGGCGTTGCCGGAGAACGTGTTGTAGCGCGGCGCAAAGCCCGTGAAGGCTTCCTGTTGCGTTGCCGCGTTGCCGTAGAGCATGAACGCCTGGAGCGTCTGGTTCATGCTTTCCATGAACATCGCGCTCTCATCGAGGCGATACTGGTTCGGATCCCCCGACATGACGGCGAGCGCGCGGTCGACCTGGAAGAAGCCTTCCAGCATGGCCGCGCCTTCTTCGATTTGCGCATTCGTCGACTTGGAGAGCGCAACACCCTCGTTGAACCGACGGAAGACGACCGACGGCAGACCCGTCACGATCGTCGTCTTGTGGCCAGTGGGGAGGTTGCCCTCTTTCCACACCATGTCCGCAAGCATTTCGTTGGTTTGCGCGAGCAGATTGACCCGTTCGGTATCGAACGTGCCGTTGGCGCCCATCGACGTCGCGATATCCGCGAGCGTCGGGACAGAAGTGCCAAGAACCGCCATGTCTCTTTCCCTTTACCCTAGTTGAACCATGACCGTGCCGCGACCATTGAACCTTGATCAGCCGGGCTTGATCGGATCCCCATAGATCCGATCCGCCAGCCGCTTCGCGGGAGCGCTACTCCCGCCCGTTTCGATCGTGCCCTCGCCGACCGCCCGGCCGATCATCGCGATCGTCCGCACCATGACGGGGTGAGATCCGAGGCCGCTGTCATCGAGCAACTGGAGGAATGGATCATCCTCCTTGCCGCCGACGCCGAACTTGAGGAACGCTTGCCGCGCGAGAGCCTTGGCCTCGACCAGCGTAGGACGCCCCTCCTTGCCGTCGAACTCCGCCTCCGCCTGTTGCGTCCACTCGCGCCGCATGTCAGCGCCCAGCACCTCGCCCGCCAGCTTGGCGCGCTGTTCCATGAGCGGGATGATCTTTTCCGCGTAGGCGTTGACCACCGCTTGCGCCGCCGCGTTCGAGAGGTTCAGATCCTTGAGGACGGGCTCGACAAGATCCAGAGCCTCCTTATCCAGCGTCATCCCCTCCGGCACGGAGATCTCGTAAGCCTCCGGCGCGCCGAGGATCTCCGCCGAAGCCTCGCCCTCGCCGAACGTCAGGCGCGGGCCTTCGCCCCCGCCTTCGCCCGTGCCGCCCTCGCCCGACGCATCGCCCTGTTGCCCTTCGCCCTTGGCGGCATCGGAGAGGATCGATCCGCCGTCATCGCCTCCGCCACCAGCGCCGCCCGACTGATCGTTGCCGGAAGAACCGCCCGCATCCGCGCCAGCACCAGCGCCGTCTCCGCCGGCGTTCGCATCGCCACCTTGTCCGGCATCGCCGCCTCCATTGCCGTCGCCAGCCGTGCCAGCATCATGATCGGGAGCGCGCATGTAGCGCCCGGCCGCGCGCTCCGCGGCAGTCATCGCCAGCGCGCTAGCGCCGCTCATATTCATCATCATCATCGGTTTCATTGGGTAGTGCCTCCTGGGTTAGAAGTTTTTGAGCCTCACCGTAGCAGAGCGCCAGCACCGCAAAGGGTGCATTGGCAGGATCACGGACGCCTAGCGTCTCATCCGCCTCGATCAGGATTTCCAACCCCAGCGACCTCCGCCCGTTCTCAAACGTTGCGTTTCCGTCGCCATTGGCAGCGCGGGCAATGCCCGATTTTTGCGCAACTGTAAAGAGGAGGAAGCGACGGAACTCCGGAAGCTGCATAAGCACCTCCAGATCTCGCTTGCGCTGGATCTCCGGATCGATCCGCTTTGCGCCGCGTGCCATGCCCCGATCAGCCCGCAGGCAGCGCGCCCGTCAGGCGATCAAAGAGCGACGATTGCCCGTCCGGCGCCGGAGTGCCGGCCAGCGTTTGCATGGCATTGGCGGCGGGTTGCGCGGCCTTGGCCATTTCAGCCGCCCGCATCGCGGCGGCCTCTTGTGCCCGCGCTTGCCGTTCGGCATCGCGGTCAGCAGGATCCCGCAGCCCCTTGGGAGGAGCGCCCGCGCGATCCCAATAATCGCGCACCAGCCCGTCCACATCGAGATTTTCGCTCGCCGCCGTGGAGCCCGTCACGTTGTTGAGTTGCGCGGTAAAGGCGAGCGCGCGATCCGTTTGCTGCATACCGATCATGCGTTGCGCCTGGGCAAGGATCGAGATGAAATCGACCTCGATCGGCATGCCCTGCAATTCCTCCGGAGGTTCGGGGAACATGCCGTTGCGCGCAGCGATATCGAACGCCCGATCCAGCGCCACGGCCAGCTTCTCATTGTTGACCCGCTCGATCACGGGGCCGAGTTGCGTCAGCTTCTCCTCCTCGCGCGCGGCGATCTCCGCGACCGTGCGATCCGCCGACCCCTCCAGATTGGAAATCGCCATGAACAGGCGCGCATACGTCGCCTCATCGATAGCGTTGCGGATATCCTGCGCATCGCGCGCGATCACTTCAATCGCGCGATAGTCGACCTCGAACAGCGGCTTGACGTTGGCCTGATCCACGTTGGCCACATGCGAGACGGAGCCCGGCGAGAACTTGAGGCGCACGGTTGAGGGAGCCATCATCGGAGGCTTGACGGCATAATCCGTCGCCTCGCCCTTGCGCTTGCCCTGCAACTGGAGAACCCGCATGTCGCTCAGAGCGTCATGACCCGGGCCATAGCCATAGACCTCGGATCCCGTCACCTCCCAGCGCGGCGCCCAGAAGGGTTGCGAGTGAAAGCCGCGTTGCTCCAGCAGCCGCTCATTGTGGCAGGCAGCGCCGGGCTCCCACTTGATCATCCGCCACGGCATGCCCGTCGCATCGGCGCGGCGCGGATCATAGTCGTCATTGGGCTCGATCAGCGCCATGACGGGGAACTCGTTATCGTAATTGCCATTGTCCCATGCGTTGATGACCGCCTGGGACAGCTTGTTCCAATCCACGTTGCGCGGATCATAGCGGTCGACGGCGAACGCCTGCACCATCTGGCGCGCCGTCATCTGCCCTTGCCGCATCAGCCGCTCCGGCTCCACTTGCTCATTGAGCCCGAGCCAGTATTCGCCGAAGGTTTGCGGGAAGCACACGGGATAGGTCAGGCCCGTCTCATGATCCAGCGCCTCCGTCATGATGCAGGCATCGGATCCGAACAGGCCGATCTCGCCATACCCGACCTTGGCGGCGGTGTAGAAATTGGACGTCGCGAGCATCCGCGCGACGATCTCTTGCGCTTCATCCAGCCACTTCGCGACCGTATGGAACTTTGTGAGATCGTCATCCGGCAGCTTGAACCGGAACCATGGGCGGTTAGGCGAGGACAGCCCGCTATACATGCCATTCGTCAGGTAGCGGAACGACCGGATTGCGTGCCCGTCATAGAGGTTGTTGGAGCGCGTCGACTTCGCGCGCTGCGTCGACCCCATCGAGGCGATGAAGCGCGAGCGATTGGGTTGAGCGAGCGCGGCAATCTGGACGATATCCGCCTCATAGGGCTCGCGCATTGTCTTGAGCGCTTGCGCCTGTTTCTCCGCCCATGTGACGGGCTTGCTCGACCGCACCTCGCGATCGGCCCACGGGCTCCGCGCCATGTCGCGAACAGTCAGCGTCCCGCCCTTGGCCATGGATCAGCCGCCCAGCGTCGGAGACGCGCCAGCGTTGGCGGTAGTGGCGGCAGGCCCCATTGCGCCCGCAGGCGTCGAC